CTCCGGGCGTGACATGAAGTCGGTCGCGGCCCGGCGCTCGCGGCGCTTCTGAAACAGGGTGATGGCGACCAGGATGCCGAGCGCGAGCGCGGCACCTGACGCCATTGCGATAGCCGTTTCCACGTCAGGACACCTGACGGACCGACTCGGCGGTCGCCAGGTCGGCGGCTTCCTCGCCGTATCGGTCGATCTGCGCGTTGGTGAAGCCGCCGCGCAGGCGCAGCGCCGGCTTGTCGACCGTTATGCCGTTAAAGGCCATCTCCCGCATGTGGCGGGCCATGATCTTCACGATGTCGGTTTCGAGGTAAGCGGCCGGCGGCGTGGGATCGGCCGGCGGCTGTTGGAATGTCATCATCGAACTTTCTCCAGGCGAACCACTCGCCGGAGCAAAGAATTGCGATAATCGCCAAAGTCCGTCAAGCCTCAAATTCGCGAAAATCGCCAAACATAGACCATAGGAAAATTTTCAGGCCTTCGTGCGAATCGCCTCTGGACTCTTCTTGCGTTCTCGGGAATCAATGAAAACGAAAGGAGAACAAAATGCGCTCGGCGTTGTATCCGCGAAGCAAGACTTTCTCACTGCACTTGCGCTGTTCGAACTGCCTTCGCGACAGCTTCCGCGACATCGCCGTGCCGCAGGTGGATGGCGCGCCGACATGCGTCGACGAATTCATCGAAAGCATCCTGCTTCAGCGCTTGGCGTTCGATTGCAGCCGGTGCGAAAGCGTGATCGGCCGGCTGATCGGCGTTACGGTTCAGCGCGAGCGCCAGCCGGAACCCGAGCCGGAGCCGATGCCGGCTATGATAGAGGAACGTCGTTTACGATGCGCCTGACCAGGGCGATGATCTCGACTTGCTCGCCGCTGTCGGCGTCGACATCACGCGGCACGACGATCGCCTTGTGTGCGGGGTTCGTCGATCGGGGATGGAACTCAATCCGATCCTGGTAAAGCTCGACCTGCTTGACCGACCATTCCCTTGTGTGCCCGCCGTCCCGTGTTCTCTCGACGACGACAACCATGCCGTCGCGGATCGGCGCCCGGTCGGCCACGTCTTCATAAGAGACGCCGACGATGCGGTCACCCGGCAGGATCGGGCGGGGCTTAAGCGCATTCATTGAATTGCCGGACACGTCGAAGGCGATCAACCTGGCGTCCGGAAACCTGTCGTCGGCCGGCATCGACAGCGTCGCGACTTCATCCTGACCGATGTCGTCGACCTCGCGGAATGTGCCCGCCTCGACCTTGCCGATGACCGGCACTTCCCGCATCGGCCGCGTCGACGGGGCGACTTCGCCGCCGCCGGCGTCTAGGCCTGGCGGCGTCGCGCCGAAGAACTGGCCCATCTTCACAAGTTCGTCCGCCTTGATCAAACGCGTCTCTTTCGCCGGGTCGTTATTGAGCATGCGCGTGATCGCGTTTGGCGTGATGCCGATGAACTGCGCGAGGCGCGAGTTCGTCCCATAGCCCTGACGCTTCAGCTGCGCCGCCAGCCAATCACGCTGTTCCTGCCGGATGTCCTTCATCCGTGCATTCTTGCGAAAATCGCGAAACAAGATATCGCGAATATCGCGAATATGACTTGACGAAGTTTGGCGATTCTCGCAAATCTGCGCGCCATGCGACACATGGAAGAACCGGCCCGGTCCATCATAGCCTATCTCGGCGGCGTTCAAGCTGTTGCTCCCGTCGTCGGGAAGCATCCCTCCCGCGTGTACAGGTGGATGGCACCCGAGACCGTGCGCGAGGGCACGGGCGGCATCGTTCCGGCGAAAGACCAGTGCCGGCTTCTGGAGCACGCCCGCGACAGCGGCAAAGACCTTCGGCCCGAAGACTTCTTCTCGCCAGATCGGCTGATTGCTCTGTTGAACGAACAGCCCGAGGCCACGCAATGACGGCCTTCCTGTATTCGCCCTGGGGGCAGTTGCCCGTTCCCGAAACACGTTCCGCCGCGCAGCCCTCCCAAGCGCCCGACCGCGCGGAAGCCGCACCGGATGCGCATCATGCCGCATCCGGTGCGGTCCATATGCAAGGCGTGACGCATGGCGATGTGTCTCCCCGGCTTCCCCCCAAATTTGCAGTCGTCGGCGCCACGCGTCACGGCAATTCCAGCGGAGAAATCTTGCCGTGAAGCTCCGCTCGATCACACAGGATGAAGAACTTGCGCTGAAGGCAGCGGTTAAGCGCGCGCTGAAGATGGGCGGCGGCGCGGCGTCCGTGCAGCACATGGTCAGCGCCGAGGAAACCCGCCTCTCCCGCTACGCGAACCCGCACGTTCCGGAAGCGCAAGCCAAGATCAGCGACGCGATCGAAATCGACCGGCAGGCCGGCGCGCCGGTCATCCTGTCCGCGATGGCGTCGCTGATGGGCTACCGGCTGGTCGCCGAGGAAGGCGCGGCCGACGCCAAGCTGTCGCCGCGCGACATCGCGCGTGTGGCGACAGAGACATCGCAATTCATGGCCGTGCTGGCGGACGCGACCGACGACGACGTTGTCGACGCCGACGAACGCCGGCTGATCGACCAGGAAGCCGAAGAGGCCGTCGCCTCGATCCGGCGCGCTCAAGCAAAAGCGAAGGGGGCTAAATGACCATGTCGAAACAGGGTTCGCAGACGATCGGCCGCAACACGGTATCGGGTCGGCAATTGCTGGCGTTCATCGAACGGGTCGAGCGGGTCCGTGACGCAAAGAAGCAGCTCGGCGAAGATGAAAAGCTGATCTTCGCCGAACTGAAGGCCGCAGGCTTCACGCCCGCCCGGGTGCGCGATGTCCTAAAGCGCCGTGCCGCCAAGCCGGCCGATCTGGAGGAAGCGGAAGCGCAGCTCGACATGTATCTGCATGCGATCGGGATGTCGGCGGAAACGCCGCTCTTCCGCGCAGTCGGGCAGATGAATGTCGACCTCGCCGCCCGCGACGAAGTGATCGAGGCGTTCAAGCTCTTGGTCCCGACCGAAGGTGAAATCATCGTCAAGATCGGCGCGCAGCCCGTGCGTCTGTTCCGCGACAAGGATGGCGAGGCGCAGGCCGAAGACATCGTCGAGAAACCGAAATCTGCATCGAAGCCGGCTTCGTCGATCCCGGAGCGGCCGAAGCGGGACGTGCCCGATGTCCTTGCCGCCGGCGCGCGCGAGCTTGGACGGCTGGCGCACAAGGAAAACCAGCCGATCACGTCAAACCCGTTTCCCTGGGATGACAAGCGGCGCGCGGAGTTCGACGCCGGTTGGCGCGAGGCTTCCGGCACGGACGGGATGGGGCCTAGCGAATGATGCTCTTCGGCGAGGGCGGCAGGCCCAAGCTGACCGACTTCGGGGAAGTCCTTCATCCCGAACAGGCCAGCGAACCCATCCTCGCGAAGGATGTCCGCTCTGCATTGCTGGAGTGGCTGACAGAGATTTGGGCCTCGGAAGACCTGATCGCCGTCAATCTCAAACCGCGCAAGCGCGCCCTGTTCCACGGTGCGCCGGGAACGGGAAAGACGACGCTGGCCCATCACCTAGCGGCACGCCTCGGGCTTCCGATCCTGATCGTTCGGCCGGAGCGTATCCAGGCGCAATACATGGGCGCGAGCGCACAGGCGATCGGGCGATTGTTCGACGCCGTCGCTGCGTCGCCGGAGCCTGTATTCCTGTTCTTCGACGAATTCGACAGCCTCGCCGCCGCCCGCCTCACTGGCGCGAGCACGTCGGCGCTTGATCACAACCACACGATCAACACGCTGCTCGCCAACTTCGATCGGTTCGACGGCTTTGTCGTCGCCGCGACGAACCTCGGCAGCGGGCTTGATCAGGCGATCTGGCGGCGATTCGAAATCCAGGTCGAGCTTGCCTTGCCGGGCGACCATGAACGGCGCCGCATCCTGGAGCGGTACTTCGCGCCGTTCGTCCTGCCGGAAGCGGCGCTCGCCGCGCTGTCGCCCGCGATGGAAACAGCGTCGCCGGCTCTCATGCGGTCCTTCGCCGAGCATATCAAACGACAGATCGTCGTCGGTCCGAAGGCCGGCTGGACGATGGATCGCGCGGCGGTCATCGAACGCGTGCTGGCGACGGTTAAGCCGCATCCGGATATCGGGCTACCGCGCCTCTGGAGCATCGGCGTCGGCGACAAGGCCGTGTCGTCGTTCCCTTGGCCCCTGGAAAAGGAACTCTCCGCCTATCCGGCGGAACTGCCGAAGGCGGCGCCCGGAGCTTACGGGACGGCTGAAGTCGTCGCCCTGCGACGCCAGCCGCCCGCGCCGCCGCCGCCGGTCGAGGGTCGGCCATGAACGCCGCATGCCTCGACATTCATCGCAACGGGGGAGCTTTCGAGGGCTATGCGAGCCTCTTCGGGGTTGTCGATCTGCTCAACGATTGCGTCGAACCGGGCGCTTTCGACAGGTCGATCAAGGTCCGAAAGCCGCGCATGCTGCTCAACCACAACCCGGCCATGCCGATCGGCACTTGGGCAAGCTTGGCGGAAGACACAAACGGTTTGTTTGTCAGCGGCAAGCTTGAAACACCGTTCGCGGAACTGATTCTCGACGCGATGCGCGCCGGCGAACTCGACGGGCTGTCGATCGGCTTCCGCACGATACGGGCGAGCCGGCAAGAGCATGTGCGGCATATCGTTGAAGCCGATTTGTGGGAAGTGTCGCTAGTCCCTGTGCCGGCACTGCCGACAGCTCGTGTCGTCAGGCTCGACGGTCAATTGCGGATGGGGACGGCGTTGCCATGAACGCCGTCACGCTGACCGCCATCGGCGCGGATACCTTGCCCGTTTTCGTGCGTCGCGCGGCTGCGATGCTCGCCAGCGCCGAAACTGCCGCAGAAGTTCTGGAGGCCCGAGACTATTCCGCGCTCGCCTATGATGCTGCGAAGAGCGCGGCGCGGCTCGCTCGGGCCAAGGGCGCGCATGACGAAGTCGTCGCGGCCGTCTATCGCGCGCAGGCCGACGCGCTCGAAATCGAAAGCCTCGCCAAGCGCCGTCTCGCCGACGAATACGACGCGGCGCAGGATCGCGGCGAAGTCGCCAAGCATGGCGGCAAGCGCGGAAACCAGCACGGCAAGGTTGACGCTTCGAACGTTGCCACTGCGGCGGAGACCGGCTTGGCGCGACCGGAGATATTCGAGGCCCGCCGCATCCGCGATGCGATCGAGCGCGAACCCGGCATCGTGCGCCGCGTGCTCGACGACATTCTTGATGCCGGCGACGAACCGACGAAGGCCCGGCTTCGCAAGGAACTCGGCGGGCCAATCCGCAAGATACGCGCCGCCGTCCAGGCGGAGAAGAAGGAACGGCGCGCGAGCCGCGAAGCCGCGCTCGCCGGAAAGATCGAAGCGCTTCCGAACCGACGCTACGGCGTCGTCTTGGCGGACCCGGAATGGCGCTTCGAACCTTACAGCCGCGAGAGCGGTTTGGATCGCGCGCCGGACAATCACTATCCGACCAGCGCAACGCCCGACATCGCCGCGCGCGACGTGGCCTCGATCGCGGCCGACGATTGCGTGCTGTTCCTTTGGGCGACGGCGCCGATGCTGCCGGATGCTCTGACGGTGCTCGCGGCTTGGGGCTTCTCCTACGTGACGCATTCCGTCTGGTTCAAACAGCGGGTCGGCGAAGCTCGCGGGCCGGGCTACTGGTTCACGGGCGAACATGAACTCCTGCTTGTCGGGGTAAAGGGCGACGTGCCCGCGCCGGCGCCGGGGACGCAATTCCGTTCCGTCTTCGTCGCGCCGGTCGGCGAGCACTCGGCGAAGCCCGAAGTCAGCCTCGCGATGATCGAGGCCTACTTCCCGAACCTTCCGAAAATCGAACTCAACCGACGCGGACCGGCCCGACCGGGATGGGACGCGTGGGGAAACCAGGCGGGTGGCGCATGACCGACTCGATGATGCCGATCCTTCGCGAGATGCACGACGCACCCGACGATCGCGCTCGCGCTGACATCCTTCTGCGCGTGCCGGACACGATCCTTCTGAAGTTCTCTCCGGTCTTCGAAGAGTGCTGCCGAAAGGCGCGCTTCGAAGCCGGGACTAACTTCATCGTCCTGCGCCTGGTCGCGCTCCGCGCCGTTCGCGACGCCGGCGGCAACCTGCCCGCCGATACGGTCGCTCACCTGGACTCCTATCGTCAGGGGCTTGCGGTCTTCGCGGCCGGAAAGGCGGCGTCGTGATGTCCATCGTCTCGCGCGATCTTCCGGTTCATGCGCCGATCAACCGCCGCGATGCGGGTTTCGACTCCGCGTTCCTGAAGCGCACGCTCGGCAGGCGCGAAGCCCAACGTCTCGCCGACCTGATGGCCGACGCGGAGAAGCGCGCGCTGGCGCGTCTCGACGTGGCGAAGCGCGAGGCAACGGAAATCTTCGCCGAGGCGAAAGCGGAAGCCGAAGCGATCCTCGCCAAGCTGCCAGATTTCGCGGCGATCGAGAACGCGCCGGCGACAAAGGGCAAGAGCGCCTTCCGTGCCATGCGCGACGTTGCCGACCGTCACGGCCTGCCGCTCGCCGTCGTCGTCGGCCGCGTTCGCCATGAAAGGGCGACGGTGGCACGCGCGGAAGCGGTTCGTGCGGTCGCCGACGCCTGTCCGAAAATGGGCGACCAGGACATCGCATCGCTCTTTTCCGGTATCTCGGCAGCGACGGTGCGCCGCCTGCGGCTAGGAGGCGCCCTGTGACGGTCCGTGTACACGCCTCCGAAAGACGTGCGCGCGTGCTGGTCGCTTGCGAGTTTTCCGGCACCGTCCGCAATGCGTTTCTCGATCGAGGCTATGACGCCTGGTCGTGCGACCTTCTACCGAGCGAAGACGGCAGCAATCGTCACATCATGGGCGATGCCCGTGCGGTCCTATCGGACGGATGGGATTTGCTGATCGTCGCGCATCCGCCTTGCACGCGCTTGTGTCGATCCGGTCGCCGATGGCTATCCGGCCCGGGCGACATGACGCCGCCGAAGAAACTTCCGACTGGCCGCACCTGGGAAAGCATGATCGCCGAGTTCGAACAGGGCGTCGATCTGTTCACGGCCTTCTGGCGCGCGCCGATCGCGCGCGTCGCGATCGAGAATCCGGAAATGCATGACCTGGCGCGGGCGCGCATGCCGGCCGATCTGCCACGTCCGCAGATGGTGCAACCGTTCTGGTTCGGCCATCCCGAATACAAGGGGACGGGCTGGTATCTCCGCGCCCTGCCGGCGCTTGTCGCGACTGACCGCCTGCCCGAACCGGCGCCGGGTGGCGATGAATGGAAATCGTGGAACCGCGTTTGGCGGATGCCGCCCGGAAAGGAACGCGGGAAAGAGCGCAGCCGCTTCTTTCCGGGCATGGCGGCAGCGATGGCCGACCAGTGGGGACCGCTCGCCGAAGACGCTTATCGTGAGGCAGCGGAATGACGAAGGTGCTCTTCCTCGACATCGATGGCGTCCTGAATCACCGCGCCATGTATCTGCCGAGCCGGCACGGGTCGCCGTTGTGCCCGGATGCGATTGCCCGGTTGCGCCATGTCGTCGATCGGACCGACTGCCGCGTCGTGTTGTCGTCGACGTGGCGGTTCGTCGATCATTTCGTCGCGCAGCTGCGCGCGGCCGGCGGCTTCCCGAACCCTCATGAAGACTGGCGCACGGTCCAGATGCGCGGGCGCGTCGAGAACGGCATCATCATCCCCGATCCTCGCGGCGCCGAAATCGCCGAGTGGCTGTCTCGCCATCCTGCCACGACGCGGTTCGCGATCGTCGACGACGATGCGGACATGCTACCGGAACAGGCGCCGCACTTCGTGCAAACCAGCTTCGACACCGGCATGACGGCCGACCATGCCCGCCGGCTTATCGAAATCCTCGGCGAGGCGCGATGAACGACGCCGGGCGCCTCCAAGTCATCCGTTCGCAGCTCGCGGCCATACAGCCGGCCGACTGGTCGATCGCGACCGACAGGGACGGCGCGTTCGTCGAGGCGCGCGGACCAATGGGCGAATTGTGGCCGGTCGCCCGCTTCCATGCCGGTGCATCGACCGACGAAATGCAGTTCGCGGCGTCGGCGCCGTCGACAGTCCGCTTTCTCCTGGGGCTGGTCGACCGCGCGATCGACAAGCTGCGCCCGGCGCCGCCGCTCGACGATCGGCCTCGCGAAGAACCGCCGAAGGACTATGCCGCCGAAGCCGCCATGAAGTGCGCCGAGCCGGCGTTCCGGGTCTTCCTCGAAACCTGCCACGGCCTTGAAAGGCCTCTCACGGAAGAGCGAGTCGCGCAGAAGGTGCGTTCAATCCTCGGCGTCACGTCAAGGTCGGAACTCAACCGTGACGCCACTGCGGCGGCGCGGTGGAAAGATTTGCGCCGCGCCTTCGACGCCTGGCGGAAGGCGGGCCATTGATGAAAGCTGTTCGCATTTGCCAGCTCGACGGCTCCCTGCCCAATCTCGCGCTAATGCGGATCGCGAGCTTTCATCGCTCGCGGGGCGACCATATCGAATTCCGGCACGGCGCTGATGCTGTCGCGCGTCATCTCGGCGAACCCGAGTATGATCGCGTCTATGCCGGAGCGATCTTCCGCTTCAGCTCGCCGCTAATCGAGGCGTTCAAGCAACAGTGGCCGCAAGCCATTATAGGCGGGACCGGCACGGGGAATCCGATCACGGTGGAAGACCTGATCGGCGCGCATTCCGGCCTCGACTATGACCTATACCCTAGGTTCACGGCGAGCATCGGATTTACTCAACGGGGCTGTCGCCTCGCGTGCAAATTCTGTGTCGTTCCCGGGAAGGAAGGGAAGCCGGTATCGGTCGCGACCGTAGCGGATATCTGGCGTGGGACCGGCAAGAACTACCCGCACCCAAAGCATCTACATCTGCTCGACAACGATTTCTTCGGACAAGCCGAGGATCAATGGCGCACGCGCATCGGCGAGATGCGGGACGGCGGGTTCAAGGTCAGCTTTACCCAAGGGATCAATGTCCGGGCTATGACGCCGGCCGTTGCCGAAGCGGTAGCTTCGGTCGAGTACCGCGATAACCAGTTCCGCCGGCGCCGGCTCTACACCGCGTGGGACAACCTAAAAGACGAAGGAATCTTCTTTCGCGGCGTCGATCTACTGGAGGCTGCGGGCGTTCCGCCGGCGCATATAATGGCGTTCATGCTGGTCGGTTTCGACAAGCGGGAGACATGGGAGCGCATTCACCATCGGTTCGATCGAATGGTCGAGCGCGGCATCAAGCCCTACCCGATGGTTTTCGATCATACTCGGCGCGATCTAAAGCGCTTTCAACGGTGGGCAGTTACGGGGCTGTATCGTGCCGTTCCGTTTGCCGACTATGATCCTTCGTTTCGGCCGGCCGCGCGACCCGACGCGGGCGGGCTATGGGGGGCGGCGTCATGTTGATGCTTGTTCCGCCCGTCGTGTCGCTCGACCGCATCGAACGGCACGAACTCAACGATTGCCTGACCGCCTGGCAGCACAAGATGGGCGCTTGGACGCGGCCGTTCGAACAGGTCGAGTGGCTGCACGGGTTGCGCCACAATGGCGAACTGGTCGCCGTCACAGCCGCTGCGCAGTTGATGCGCGAGCGGTGCGGCGGGTTTGATCGAAGCCAAGCCTTCGAACTCGGGCGCGTGTGCGCAGCGCGCCCGCACATAAACCGCGCAATGGTCCGGCTGTGGCGCGAGTTCGTCTTCCCGGCGATCTGCGCCGCGCACGGATACTGCGCGGTAATCAGCTATCAGGATGCGGTCATGCATCGGGGCGACCTCTATCGCTTCGATGGCTGGACGCTTGTCGGCGCGAGCCGGAGCGGAACCGACGCCAGGTCCGGCCGAAAAGGCCGGTCGAAGAAGATATGGGCGTGGGGTGCTCTATGATTGTCCGACGCCAGCGGAACGGCCGCTTCACCATCGTGGCAAACCATATCGCCGAAGACGATCGCTTGTCCTATGAGGCGGTCGGGCTGATGACCTACCTGCTTAGCCGGCCCGACAATTGGCGGGTTCATGTCTCGCAACTTCAGTCACGGGGCGGGTGCGGTCGAGACAAGACTCGCAAGCTTCTCTCCGAACTGATCGAAGCCGGCTACGTCACTCGCGAACAGACGCGCAGCGACGACGGCCGCACGATTACCGGCGTCGTGTACACGGTTTTCGATGAGCCGCAGAAGGCCGATCAAGGGCCTGAAAATCCGTTTCCTGACACTCTGGAGACGGGTTCCCAAGCGCCTGATATTCAAGGCCCTGATAATCCGTCCGCATATACAAGACTCACAGAGAACAATACGGATTCTCACCAAACGCGAGTGAGCGCGGACGCGAGAGGGGAAGGGGAACCCGACCCGGAAGCCAAGGCGCCCGGCGAGCGGGCGTTCAAGCGGGCCTTCGCCGCATGGCCGACCTTCGTTTCCGACTCCGAACCGGCGGCGCGGAAGGCTTGGGATGCCCTGACGGCCGAAGAGCGGACGGCCGCGATCGAGCGCGAGGCGGATTACGTCGCTTCCGTGAAAAGCAGCGGCCGTTCGAAGTTCTGCACCTTCGGCGTCTATCTCGCCGAACAGCGCTGGCAAAAGCTTCCGCCGAAGGTTCCGCGAGCGCCGAGCGACTATGCTCCGCCATTCGGGCCGGTCTGGAGCGCATGGCGCACCTGGCACCTGATGACGGTCGAGCCGGTCGAGGATGCACCTTCGACCGAAGCGCGTTGGCCTTTGGTCCAGGCACTGCACACGAAGGCGAAGGCTCGGCAGGGGCATCGCTTTGGCGAGCGTTGGCATAGTCCGGGCATCGTGTCGCTGATGGAAGCTGTGCCGGTCGGCTCGCCGACATGGTCGGCTTGGGAAGCGGAACACGTCGCGCGGGGCTGGCCTTGGCTTCCCGATCCTGGATCGATGCCGGTTGTCTATTTCCCGACTGGCGGGCCGACGCGTTTGGAGATTTTCGCAAGAATGGCAGGGGACGATGACGGCAGAGCGCAAGCGGCTGAATGATGCCGGGTTGATCGGCCTCGATCATCACCGCGCGGGTTATCTGATGGGCATCGGTGGCGCTGTCGCTGCGCGCCGCTGGTTCGTGCTGACCGTTGCGCCGAGCATGGACACGTTCGTCAACGCAGCTCTAAGCCGCTTCGACATCGAAGGGTGGATGCCGACCGCGATGGTGACGCCGCCTCGGCGCGGCGGACGTGGCACGGCCTCGCGTCCCGTCTATGCGAAGCCGGTCTTCCCCGGCTATCTGTTTGTCCGGATTGCCGAAACACCCGAGGCATGGTCGGCGCTCTTGGCCGTCAAGGGGGTGCATGGCGTGCTTGGCGGTGCAATGCAGCCATCGCCCGTCCCTGACGTGATCGTCGACACTTTGCGCGATTTCTTGGCGACCAATCCGCAGGCTGTGCCTATCCTGACGGCTGCGGTGAAGGCCGGCGATGCCGTGCGTCTGACCGATGGCCCGTTCGCCTCCTTCCCCGGGATCGTCGACAGGGTCGATGGAAAAGGACGTGCGCTGATCGACGTGCTGATCTTCGGGCGCACCTGTCCTGTGGAAGTCAGTCTTGCGAAAATCGCCAAAGTCACGTAACCGAGTCGTCCAGGATGATCCGATAGAGTCGCACCCGCCCAAGTTGGCGAGGGAAGCGCCAGCGGACCCGGGCGGGGGCAATCGGGCTTCCTGCCGGTTTGGCCTCCTATGACCTTCGGCATCTCCTTCGAAAGCAACCTGCGCGAATGGACGGCGAGCATGACGGCATTCGAGCGGCAGCAAGTGCCGTTCGCTACCGCCAAGGCCCTGACCGATGTCGCACGATATGATGTCAAGCCAGCCATCGAACAACAGATCGACCGGGCATTCGAAAACCCGATCGAGTTCACGCGTCGAGGCGTGGCCTATCAGCCCGCGTTCAAGGGCACGCTGTCGTCTCGCGTGCTGATCAAGAGTATCCAGAACGCCTATCTGATGATCGAGGAATACGGTGGCGTGCGGACACCGAAGAAGCGCGCGCTCACGATCCCGGTTGAACAGAAGGTCAACAGCTACGGCAACCTGCCGCGCGGCACGGTCCAGCGTCTTTTGGCCCGGAAGGATACGTTCTCCGGTCGGATCAACGGACAGGGCGGCATCTGGCAACGGACGGCGAAGGGGCTGCGTCTGTTGATCGCATGGGAAGAGCGGGCGACCTATCGCCCTCGCTTCGGCTTCTATGAGACGGCGAAGATGTCGGCGCAGCTGCACTTCCCGCGTCGCTTCGAAGCTGCCTTCAGTCAAGCCCTCGCAACGGCGCGCTAACGTGGCAAGTCGACCCTTACTGCACAGTAGTAAACCGGTGGGTCCTTCCCGGGAATCGACGAACTGCGGGTCTTTCGCGCGCGCGGGTCGATTGGGTGTGTAGGGGCAAAGCGACCTTGGTTTTTTCGTTTCTGTTGTTGGCCTTATGGACCCTCACGAAATCGCTGCGCTGGTCGCGCGGTTCCCATTGCCGTCTGGCGTTCCCGATGCCGTGCTCAATAAGCGCGAGCTTTCGGACTTTTTCGGCATCTCGCTTCCAACACTTGACGCTTGGATAGCGGACGGATTGCCGGCGCTGGTCGAGGGGACCAACGGCCGGCAGTATGAATTCCAGGCGTCCGCCGCCTGGGCTTGGAAGTGCAACCGCGACGAAGGCGACCGCATCAAGAGCACAGAGGCGCAAGCGGCCATCGCCGCGATGCGCCTGGCGCTGATCGGCGGCAAGTCGGGGAACTCGATCCAGTCGCTTCCGCCGAAAGAGCGGCAACAGCTCTACGACGTTGAGGCGGCTTACGAACGGCTGAAGCGCGAGCGTTACCAGTCGCTCGATCGCGAGGAAGTCAACCAAGTCTTGAACGACTTGCTGCGCATGGTCCGGGACGGCATCTCCGCTTTGCCTGACACGCTGGAGCGTGTCGCCACCCTCGACGGCAAGGGTGTCACGGCTTCGATGGAAGCCTGTGACGAACTGCTTGATGAATTGGAGCGCGTCATCACGCGGTTCTTTGCAGATCGACCGGAAGTGACCCGCGAAGAACGGACGGACCTGTTCAACTGATGCTCGACGTTGAACTGTATCTCGGGCCGCTGTCGGTCCCGTCCTATCCGGACCCGGGCAAGTTGCTAGTCGAGGCGCTGCCCGCGTTACGCCCGCCACGGCGCATCACTGTTCCGGATTGGGCGGAGCAAGATCGCCGGTTGCGGACGCCGACCTACAACGGTCCGTGGCGCAACAGCTTCGCGCCCTACATGGTCGAGCCGGCCCGGATGACGACAAGCCGCAAGTATAGGGCGGTTTGCTTCTGCGGTCCGGCTCGGGCGGTGAAGAGCGACGCCTTGGTGCTCAACGTGCTCGGGCATCGCGTCGTCTGCATGCCGCGCTTTATGAAGATCATCTGCCCGACGCAAGACGCCGCTCGCGCCTTCAGTCGGGAGAAGATCGCGCCGATGATGCGCGCCACGCCGGCGGTCCAGGAACGGCTTGCCAAGGTCCGGAACGCCGACAACCTGCACGACAAGCTGTTCGAAGGCGGCATGTCGCTGCGCATCGCCTGGCCTGTGATCGGCGAGCTTTCCATGCTCGACATCCCGGACATGGTCGTAACCGACTATGACCGTATCCCGGACAACATCGACGGCGAAGGTTCACTGTTCGACCTCGCGCTGA